AATTGCCAACCTTTGCGCTAAACGCTCACGAGCCTTTGTAACTTATAAGCTACTTTGCCAACAAGTAAAGACCCACATTGCTAAACGCATAACCCGCATAGACAATGGCCATGTGCGGGTTATCTTTCCATAGCTGCTCTCCTGCTATGTAAGCATAGATGCCCCCCGTCAAAATGATTAGCCATGCACTCAAAATGCACCTACATCAATTACTTCGCCACGGAATTGAATCTGGTCTTCGTCAAACTTCTGAACTAACTCTGGAAGTAACAACTTTCCATTGAAGAAATTAAGAACAGCAAATCCTGACCTGTGGTTGTTAGGATTTATTTCCCCATAGGTAAATTGTGGTCCATCAGTTTCAGCCAAAGTTCCTGTATCTACTCCGTATCTACATCCGTTGTAATCAGAGAATGGTGTGACCTTCAAAGAGTGCAGATGCCCTGTAACTATTGACACGCCAGCGTTTACTGTGTTGTTGTGAGTGGCATGAACACCACCCTTATATCGGTGCTTAATAATACATTGTTCGGTAGGCCACACTGCCCAACAGAATTCCCAATCGGGAATGTGGTCTGTCAGCTTAAAACCGATAACATCCTTAAACTGTGGTGCGTGTTGTGCTAATCTGTTGCCAAACCGAATATCGTGATTTCCCCATGTAAACAGTAGCTTTACATTATGTCGGACAGACTTTGCAATCTCCTCTATTTCGTCAAGCGCACCCTGACAAGCCTTTAACTCTTGGATAACAGAAGTCTGTGGTTGGTCAGTTACATCATGTCTTGATATGGAAGCCCCATCAAACGCATCACCATTACATATCACTGCTTTGGGTTTGAACTCTTGGATAGCCCATAGAAGCCCTTTAAAGGCCGTTGTACGCTGACTTGGAATAAAGTGGGCATCTGAAAAGACAATCACTGTTCCGTCCAACATCCCAAGTTTTATTTGTCTTAAAGGAGAGAAGGATTTAGGTCTGTTAATAGCATAGTTAGCCCCACGATGGTCTTTTGCTATTAAAGTAATCTTATGATTTTCTTCAATCCACCTTCTACGCAAATGAACTGCTCTATTGGGAATTCCAAGGTGTTTGGCTATTTCAGTTGCAGATTGAAGTTTTTCCCATAGTTGGATGAACTCCATATCCGTACACGTTTCATTATGTGAGCCCATTGCAATCCTTAGTCAATAAGTTTTCTAGCAAATTAATAACTCTATGCTCTTGCATTTCAATGTCATCATCTGAAGACTTAGGATCTGTAGCTACAGACATCAAATCATGTAAAAAGATGTGAAGTAACTCGTGTAATGCAGTCCTATCCAAACTGTCAGGTGTTATCTTTTCAGCACCAAAGTCGCCTAAACGATAAACGGCAAGCCTAGCAGCCGCAGTAAATTCAACAGAAGCCATGGCCGCTTTAGCTGGCTTCGTGCCTTTCTCAATACGCCAATCACCAAGACTCAACACTTGTTGCCACTTTCTGACACTTTGTGCAAACAACTTAGCATCTTCAGTGGTTGGAATATTTTGCATGATTTTTACATGAAGTTACATTCAGCTTTTCTACGTTTATCAAGACCAGCAAGCACTTTGCCGCCACCCTTATTCCATTTCTTAAGTTCTTCTTTTGCGCCTTCCCAATCTTGGGCGTTTATTTTTCTTTTGAGGGTGCTTGTCTGCAATCTGCCAATGCCGAGGTTATAGCAGAAATCAATTACGGCATTAAGTCTGCGCTCGTCTGTGGCCAGAATGGGGCAGTTCCGTAATGTGCCAGGCAAATAGGTGTGTTCCAATTCGTGCATCAAAAGAACATGAGCTTCCTCTTGTGTCGTTGGAGGGTCATTTAAAGTAACCTTGCGCCCATCAGCATAGTAAGTAGACCCATAGCCAATGGTGGCCACACCCGCAGGGCAGAGATAGGGTTTACTTCTAAACCCTTCAAACTGCTTACATAGTGAAGCGGCTATCTCTAAGTTCATATGCCACGCTTAGACAAAGTTCTGTCGAGGAACCAGTAATTAATTGTTCCTGATAACAAGGCAGAAAAGTCTGGTGTCATCATTGTTTTAAAGACTTCAGTAGCCGGAGCACCTGCAAGCCACGCATTCCATGCAAACCAAACATGGATAAATGACCAAACGAATAGTACCCAATATGTTACTACTGGACGCACGGAAGCTGAAAGTGAGGCTACCCATCCACCTGCGGCTTTAACCATCTCTGCCTGTTGCGTAATGGCGTTATTGAAGGCATCCATCACACCTACATCAATTGCTGCTTCTCTTTGTGCGCCTATCTCTGCAAGTTTTTGTTGGCCACGTTGAGCTTCCAAGTCGCATTGAAACTTGAACATATTGAGTTCATGCTCACGCTCATTTTTCTTATCCATCCACTTAAGGACTTCAGGAGCCATCCTAAAAATGCCACCAAAGATTGAACCCAGTAGTCCACCAGAAAGAATATCAAGCATGATTAGTCCTCACAATGTTTGCATTTATGGTGACTATCACCATGGGAAAGTTTGACACCCGCTAAAAGGCCAATAAAGCCACCAATGATGGTTTGGAAAGCAGGGTGAAGCATGGCAAAGATCTCGGCATTATCAACTTCCTTGGCCCACAAGCCAAGTAAGAATGCAACCACCATGCCTAATACTGATAAGCAAAGGGTTGAGGCAACCATAAGGGTTACAGAATATGTCAGCTTACCTACTACGTCTTGGTTTTCGTTCATACAAGTATGTCCACTTTGCGGTTAGTAAAAATCTCTAAGCTAAGTTGATTACGTTCTGCTTTTTTAACGTACAACTCAAACTCAAGAGCATCAATTTTTATATCCATCTTTTTCATTTTTAACGCTTGCTTGTAATCTTCAGTCAGCCTTTCAGCCCTGCGTTCAAGTGCATCTGTTTGGGTTGGATAGCCCTCTGGTTGAACCATTGGATACCATTTGTATATTGGCGGGATCATTGTGAATAAAAATCCAATAGATGTAATTTAAAGGCACTGCCAACCACAACAATACATCTATCATTTCTTTTCCCTTTCCACAGCTCTAGAATAAAAGTAAAGAATCTTTCCTCTTAATTCAGCACTATCAGCAGTACCCGCCCACATTGCTAGATTATTCCAAATAATTACCAATTGATCAGATGAACAATTATCTCCATTTATTGATAGCCACATAGACAACTGTGAGTGTCTTAGACTAGGGTCACCAAGCCAACTAATTCCATAAAATTCTGCAATCGTGCATGGGGATTTTGCATTTACTAGAAGGACAAATGGAATTAGTAATAGCCATCTCACGGATACGCCCAAAGAATGATGTAACTACAGAAGATGACAAAACAAATGATACAGGCTGCAGCAATAAATGCTTCAGCCCAATCTTTCATTTTTTAATCCAAGTTTGCCAAACTGCGCCAGCGGCCATGATCAAACCACCCACCCAAAGAATAGGTTTGGCAACAGAAGCAATCCATCCAAGAACTTTAAAAGCTCCATCAAGTGCGTTTATAGCCTCCACAAGACCTTTGGTGTTCTTGTCTATGCTATCTACCTTGGCTTCGACTTCAATAAGTCTTTCGTAGATTTGTTCGTGAGTAACTTCAGCCATATTTACCTCATGTAAGCAGATGGGGGAGCGACACCACGGCCACTACCAACTTTGTTTGCGTAGACTCTATCAAACAAAGCTTTAGACTCGGGCGAATCCAATGTGCCAGAACCCATTGTTGTTGGTGTCATCAAAGCAAATGGTAAAGCCAAACGTGGAGCTACATTGCCAATAATTTGACCTGTAACACCCAATCCAAGATCCGACCAATCACCAGTTTTCTTGCCATGCTTATAAGCTTCAAACAAAGCTAAAGCACCTAAAGTATTACCCGCAGTACGAGCCATCACTGCTAGATCAGCAAAACCTTGTTGGGCTTTGGCAATCTGTGCAGGAGTTTTAGCGGCTTCCATTTCTTTTTGCAAAGCAGTGTGCATCTTGTTTAAGTTTTCGTCTGTATAACGGAATGCCTTAAAGTCATCTGCATTCATGTTTGTGCCCATTAACCTATTGGTTGTAGACAAAACGTGTTCTTTGTTTGGCATACCGCCTTTGCTTATGCCTTTTTCATTGACATCAAAAGCCAATGGAGTGTTTTCAGGCAATCCACCTTTAACGCCATTCAAAATGGCTTGGGCACGTTCAGGGTTTGAACCATAACCAAAAGTACCAAGCAATTGACGCTCAGCACCAGGTATGGCTTTCTTTTCGGTAGCACTAAAAATACTAGTTTTTTCTTTAGCTTTAGGTGCTTCAGGTGTAGGAGCAATAGCTTCTTTGACTTTTTCTGTTGCTTGTGTGGCAGTGGTAATACCTTCAGGTGTAGATGCATTAGCCACCACAACACCTGTAGGACTATTCGCTGAAATAGGAGGTGCGGCAGGAGTTGTAGGCGCAATAGGTGCGGCAGGTGGTGGCATTTGAGCAGGAACAGAACCTGCAGGAGGCATATTTACAGGAGGTTGAGGTGCTGATGTTGTATATGCAGGTTGCGGGGAAGGAACGGCAGAAGTTAATGCGGGGCCTTGATTAAAAGTTGGAACCGCTTTGTTTTGTTGTTCAATTAATCTTTTGGCAAGAATTTCATCAGCAGGGTCTTTAAACTTTCGACCTAACACCTGCTCTTCAGGAGTTAATGTGTTTTGACGAACAAATTTTTCATGTTTAATACGTTCTTGTTCAGTTTTATATTGCTCACGTTGCAGTCTTAATTCATCAATTTGTTTTTGAGCTTCAGATTGAGAAATTGCAGGTTTTTCATTAGGAGGATTGTTGGGTGGGTTATTAGGTGGTGTATTGTCATCTGGTGGTCTTCCACCGCCAAACAATCTATTTCCTAAAGCAGAACCTGCAGCAAAACCAGCACCTGCAGCTCCAACTTTTACAGGAGCTTCCATCCAATCAGGCAAACCAAATTGGTTTTCTTGAGCTTGTTTTTCTTCTAGACGTTTAGTTTTTTCTTTGGCAGCAAATTCATCAGTCTTTTTACCAAAGTTTTCACTAGGACCTTCATTACTAGGTGTGGCCGCTTCAATAGGCGCACGTTTGTAATAATTGTTTGCCCATGCTTTATGTGAAGGATCCTCAGATTGATCTAAATGAGCGGCAATATCTTTAAGGTTTGATCCTTTGCGAATAGCATCTTCAATTTGTGTATCTAAATCGCTCATTTTTCTTTCCTTTTAATAGGAATCAATGTGTTCAGATCAAGAGCCGCAGGAGCAGTTGATCCTGATGGAGTGGGCGCAACGGCAGTTCTAGGTTTTGGGGCTACAGGCTTTTCAACTTTGGCACTTGATTCAAACTTACGAGGCTCAGACAAAATCTCTTTTGTTTGTCCTAAATATTTAGCTTGAATTTTTTTATATTCCTCACTGTTTGTAAAAGCATTTTCAATTTCATTTGGCTTTGGAGCTTGACCTGCGCCATAATTTTTAATAGCTTTATTGTAAAAATTTGTAAATGCATCCATTACTTCAGCATTTGATGCGCCTTGCAAAGCTTGAACACGACCTCGTGAATATTGATCTTCAATATTAAAAGCTGATGGCAATGTCAAAAATGTTGGAGTTCCATGTTTGCCAACAAGTTCAATTTGCTCACGACCAATATCTCTAGACAACTCCAATGCTCTCATCAATTGAACTTGATCAGCATCACTTAATTTAACAGTTTTTAAATATTTAGCTAAATCAGCTTGGGTTTGATTAAAGTTTTTAGTATTTTCTTGGCTAACATTATTAGTGTTTTGAGCTTGTTCTAATTCACTAAAACTTTTTGTTTCGCCTTTTTCATTGGTAACTCCACCTTTACCATTAAAAGTCCAAGTG